ATGTAGCTTCATCAGTAGAATCTTTAGTAACTGGTATTGGTCGTCAATCAAGAATGATGCTTGATAACCTTGGTATTGTTGTTGATACAGAAAAAGCGTATAAAGATTATGCATCAGAATTAGGAAAAAATGCTTCAGCTTTAACAGACGCAGAGAAAAAACAAGCGTTTATGAACGCTACCTTAGTTGCTGCAAGACAAAAAATTAAAGATTTACCAGAGGGAGTTTCTGATGCTAATGAATCCTTCCAACAACTTTCTGCTGCTACAGCTAATTTAAATCAAGCTATAGGTGATGCTTTCTTACCTATAATCATTAAAGTTGCAAATGCTATGACTGCTATTTTTAAAGCATTTGATTCAGATAGAGTTCAAGCGTATGCAACAGTTGTAGGTGTTACACTTACTGGTGCCTTTCTTTACTATATTGCAACTTTAAAAAGAGCTGTTTTATGGCAAACAAGATTAGGTTGGGGAGCATTAGCAACAGCAGCAGGAGTTTTAGCTTCTGAAATTGTCGTTATGTCTGGATTTTTTGAAGATGCTGATGAAGATTCAGCAGATTTAGATGAAAGCATAAAAGATTTATCTGAAACTTTACAAACTGTTGGTACTGAGACAGTTAATCAAGAATTACAAAATTTTATTGATAAAATGGCAGAAACAAATCAATTTT